TTATCCTGAGCGATAAGGACGGCAAGACGCGCGGCCAGCCCTACGGCATCCAAGACGACGAGCCTTTGACCGTAGAGGAGGCCATGGAAGTGGCGCAGATCAACAAAGCCCTGAAAGGCGATACAAACGCATACAGGGAAATCAAGGATTCCGTGTACGGCAAAAACCCCGATATTGTTATCCCGCTTGATGAAATGCCCGAATCCGCATCGTCCGAAACCAAAGAATTGAAGGGCGAGGCTTTGATTGAGGAATTGATAAAGCGGGGATTGCCGACAGCAATTTTGGAAGAGTGAACAACGCCGACCTGATTGAAGCCGCAGCGATAGAACAGGCCCGGCGATCCTTCTGGGCCTATCGCCAGTATATCAATCCCAAAATGATAAAGGGCTGGTTTCCGCGCCACGTTTCCCACACGCTGCAACAGTTCTGGAATGATTATTGCGCTGGACTGAAACCAATGCTTGTCATAGAGGCACCCCCGCAGCATGGAAAATCAGAGGCCGTTGTAGAATTTATTTCGTGGATGATCGGGCAAAATCCGGAATTGCGGACGATCTTTGCCTCTGTTTCAAAAAGGCTAGGCGAACGGGCAAACCTGAAAATCCAGAGGATCATGGAGTCCCAAAAATTCAGGAAAGTATTCCCCGCTATCTTTATGGATCAATCCGATACCAAAGTCGTGCGCGGCAAAAAGCAGCGCAACATGAGTATGATCGAATTTTACGGGGCGGGCGGATCATTCAGAAATACAACCGTCGCCGGGGCGATTGTGGGGGAGTCGCTTGACATCGGCGTGATCGACGATCCGATGAAAGGGCGCAAGGCGGCAAATTCCGAAACCCAAAGAAATACAGCATGGGGATGGCTTACAGACGACTTTCTGACGCGCTTTTCCGAAAATGGGGGATTTCTATGCATCCTGACCCGATGGCATCCTGACGACCCCATAGGGCGGCTCAAGCTTGCATTCCCCGGCATGAAGGTCTTGCGCTTTCCAGCCCTATCTTCCTCGGATGCAATCCTGATGGACAACGATCCCCGGCCACCGGGTTCTGATCTGCCTCTTTTCCCCGAATTAAAATCAAAGGAATTTCTGCTTTTGCGGAAAACAGCCATGGCAAACGCCTACTGGCAAGCTCTTTATCAACAGAACCCCATCAATATCGGCGGCAACCTGATCCGGGGCGAATCGTTCCGCCGCTTCGATGTCATTCCCAAAATTCAATATCGAAAGATTTATGGCGATACGGCGCAGAAAACAAAAGAGGCAAACGATTACTCGGTTTTTGAATGTTGGGGCAAGGCGGAATCCGGTAGCGCGATCCTGCTTGATCTAATCCGCGGGAAATGGGAAGCCCCGGAACTGGAACGCCGCGCCGTGGCATTCTGGAATAAGCATGCCGCTATGGAAGGGCTTGGCGTCCTGCGGGAGTTATGCATAGAGGACAAAGCAAGCGGAACCGGGCTGATCCAAAAAATCAGAAATGACAATCAAATCCCGGTCAAGGGGATAGAACGGACAACCGATAAATTGACCCGGATTATGGATGTGCTACCCTACATCGATACAGGAATGGTCGGATTTTTATCCGGAGCACCCTTTGAAAGCGACTTTATTGCGGAATGCGAGGAATTCTCCCCCGATGATAGTCACGCGCACGACGATCAGATTGATCCTATGTGCGATGCGATATCAGATATGCTAGGATCAAAGCCCAAAGGATTTTTTGATTTGTAGAAAGGCCCGGAAATGTTCGGAAAGAAAAAAGAAGCAGCCCCGCCCGAAAAGCCAAAAGACGGCTTTTTCAGCACCGATATAGATATTTGGTTTTCCGGCGCGGACAGCATAGCGCGGTGGGCATTCAGCCGGACTTTTCAGCGCGGCCCGGAAAATCTCAAGGCGATAGATGGGGCTGGGAATACCGTTGCGATGGATTCCACGCCTATGCAAGTTGCAAAATCAATCTATGGGCCGGATTACATGCTTGGCATACCAGAGGCGCAAATCGGCTGGTATGCAACCCAAAGCTTTATCGGCTATCAACTCTGCGCCATGATCGCGCAAAACTGGCTTGTTGACAAAGCTTGCACCATGCCCGCCCGCGATGCGGTGAGGAACGGCTTTGAAATCATTGTCGAGGATGGAACGGAAGTGCCGCCCGAAACGCTGGACGCGCTGAAAAAAATGGATGAAAGGTATAAGCTTTCTGAAAACCTTGTGAATGCCATTCGATTTTCCCGCATCTTTGGAATCCGGATTGTTCTTTTTGAGGTTGAATCCACAGATCCCGAATACTATCAGAAGCCATTTAACCCGGATGGCATCAAGCCCGGATCATACCGGGGAATGACGCAGATCGATCCGTACTGGATAACACCGGAGCTTGATATGCGGGCGGCAAGCGATCCCGCCGCAAGGAATTTCTACGAGCCGACATGGTGGCGCATAAACGGCCAGCGATACCACCGCAGCCATTTGATTATTATCCGCACGAATGAAGTTCCCGATATTTTGAAGCCAACCTATTTTTATGGCGGCGTCCCCCTTCCGCAGCGCATAGCCGAGCGCGTTTATGCAGCCGAACGGACGGCGAATGAAGCCCCGCTTCTGGCTATGACGAAAAGATCAACTTTCATCCACACGGATGTCGCGCAAGCTTTGGCAAATCAGAAAAAGTTTGACGAAAGAATGGAAGTCTGGACGCGCTACCGCGACAACATGGGGGTGAAGATCCTTGGAAAAGATGAAACCGCCGAACAGTTTGACACGTCCCTAACCGATCTGGACAATGTGATTATGACGCAATTCCAGCTTGTCGCAGCCATAGCGGAAGTCCCGGCAACGAAGCTTTTGGGAACATCGCCAAAAGGATTTAACGCTACAGGCGAATTTGAGGAGGCCAGCTATCATGAAATGCTGGAATCAATTCAAGCGCACGATTTGACGCCGCTTATAAATCGCCATCACATGCTTTGCATCCGATCAGAAATTTCCCCGAAAGCCCCGTTTGTCACAAATATTTCTTGGAAGCCCGTCGACTCGCCCACGGCGAAGGAAAAGGCGGAAATCAATAAAATGAATGCGGACACAGGTAGCGTCCTTGTGAATGCGGGCGCGATTTCCCCGGATGAAGAAAGGGAGCGTCTTATAAACGATCCCGACAGCGGATATTCCGCGCTTTCCATGGACTCGCCCGACAAAGACCCGGAAGAGATAGACGAGGAATAGAAATTGCCTAAAAAGCTTCTTACCAAAAAAAAAGCGGCATGGGTTCGGCAATTTAAGCCCACGGGCGCAATCCGGGGCGGCGTCCTGAATTATAACGCCGGGGTGCAGCAGAAATACGAGCGCGACCTTTTGCGGCTTACCCGGCAAATGACGGAGCAATGCAAACGCGATATTGCCAAGCTGTATAAGGGCGCGGCTGCAAAGGAATGGTTTTCGCAGGACGCCAGCGTTGCAAGCGAGGCGCGGAAGATCACAAACAAACTGACGGCAAAATTTCAGCAGCTTTTCAATAGCAGGGCCAAAGGGCTTGCGGAATCGATGGTCAATGAAAGCGATAAGGCCAGCGCATCCGGCATGCATGCATCGCTAAAAGAATTATCCGGGGGGCTTTCCCTGAAAACGTCCATGGTAACGGGCGAAATGAAGGGGCTTATGACAGCCGCCGTTGCGGAGAATGTCGGCCTGATAAAATCGATCCCGGCGCAATACCTTCAAAAGATCCAAGGGGCTGTCATGCGCTCCATAACCACGGGAAACGGCCTTGCGGATCTAATCCCCGTTCTGGATAAATATGCCGATGAAGCGCATAACCGCGCCCGGAATATCGCGCTGGATCAAACCCGGAAGGCTTATAACGCGCTGAATGAAGGGCGCATGCGAAAGCTTGGCGTTCAAAAGTACGAATGGATTCATACCGGGGGATCACAGCACCCCCGGCAATATCACATTCACATGAACGGCAAAATTTACGATATCGACAACCCGCCGATCATTGATCCGCGCACTGGGCAAAGGGGCAAACCGGGCGACCTTCCAAATTGCAGATGCAGAATGCGCCCGATTGTGTCATTCTTGGATGGAGAGGAAACGGAAAATGACGCAGCGGAAGATTGACGAAAACGGATTCATCACGATTGAAAACAACCCCATAAGCCGATCTGGGGTTTTTCCATACCTCGGAAGATCAATAGGCGCGGACGAGCCAGATAAGATTTATTACGTTTACAGGCCACCCGAGGAATTGGCCGACCCTGAATGCATCAATAGCTTTAAATTAAAGCCCTTGGTTGATGATCACGACATGCTTGGCGCATCTGAAAACGGATTGTTGCCGCCTGAAAAAAAGGGCGTGCATGGGGTTATTGGAGAAACCATTGAATTTCGGGAAAATGTGCTGTACGCTACTATTACTATTTTTAGCGAAGCCCTTGCCAACCTGATTAAGCAGGGGAAAAAAGATTTATCGCTTGGTTATCGCTGTCTGTACGAAAAATCGACAGGCACATTCGCGGGACAAACTTACGATTACGTCCAGCGTTCTTTGAGAGGAAACCACCTTGCACTTGTCGATCAGGCAAGATGCAACGTCGCAGTCCTCGACTCACAATTTACATTTGACAAACTAGATATTTTTGAAAAGGAACCGGAAATGGATAAGCAAGCATTTGACTCCCTCAACGACACGGTAAGCAAGCTTGCCCAAAGCGTTGAAGGCATCATGAAGCGTCTGGACGCAAAAGACGAGGCTGAGAAAAAAGCGGAAGAAGAAAAGGCGATGATGGATAAAAAGGCCGCTGATGAAGCCGCCGCAGCCGAAGCCGCGAAAGCTGAGAAAAAAGAAGGCGAAGACGAGGACAAAGACGGATATTCCGAAAAAGCAATGGACGCAATGTCCAAGGATCTGAAAGCCGCTATGGACAAGATCGAAACGCTTGAAAAGAACGGCATCAAGGCGATCATGGGCGAAATCAAATCCCGCGATGATCTGGCCGCGAAAATCAGCCGCCATGTAGGGGCTTTCGATGCTTCCGAAATGACGGCCTCAGAAGTCGCCGCCTATGGCGTCGAAAAGCTTGGCCTGAAATGCGAAAAGGGGCAGGAAAAAGCGGCCCTTGATGGCTTCTTTTTTGCAAGCGGATCTAGCCATGCCCAAGGCGTCGGCTTTGCGCTTGATGCATCCCAAGGCGTCGGCGGCTCCAAAGCTATCGACAACTATATCAATCAATCGAAATAAGGAGATAAATCCATGGTTGCTTTTCAATCTTCCGTTGCTATCGTTCAAGGTTTCGGCGTTCCCGGCGAAATCTTCCTTGACGGCCCCACCCGCGCACAGCCTTTGCTTTTGGACTCTGCGGATGCGGCCTATAACATCATAGGCGCGACAGCGTTTACGGTTAAGTCCGAAGGCGTTGCGGAAGCCGGAGGGGACGGCCCGTTTGCGGGTATTCTGGCCGCGCCTAAATCCTATGCATCGCAAGGAACCGCCGCAGCCGGAACGCTTGCCCCGACTCTGACGCTTCCGAATGATACGGTTGCCGAATTTGTGACGATGGGACAGATCATCGTAACGCTTCCAGCAGCCGCAGCCATAGGCGATATCGTTCTGTTTGACAACACGACGGGCGCGCTTTCTACGCAAGCCCCATCGTCTTCCTTCACCGGGGTTGTCGCAACAAACACGCTGACGGTTTCAAGCTTTGTCGCTGGCGGCGCACCGCTTAAAGTTGGGACTGTGATTTCGGGAGCGGGCGTAACACCCGGCACCGTCATTTCTGCCCTTGGAACTGGAACGGGCGGAAACGGAACGTACACGGTAACGGGTGCGGCAACCGTATCTTCAACGACCATGACGGGATCTTCGGAAGCCCCATCGGGCAAAACCAAAGTCCCTAATGCGACTGTTGACCGCTACACCGTTAGCGGCGCGGGTCTTGGCGTAATCACGATCACCGATTAAATTTGAAAGGGGAATTTTACCATGCAACCTACAATAGAACACAGCTACTTTGGCCCCCGGAACATCAAGCCCTTTCAAATGGGAATGGACTCTGTTTCGGAATATCAAGCCCTTAAAAAAATAGGGATTGGATTTGACGACCGCACTGTCCGCGCCATGATGGACTTTTTCGCCATGGACGCATTGCAGCCGACGAAAACAACCGGATCGATTAACACCCCGGTTCAATTCCTGCAAAACTGGCTTCCGGGCTTTGTGAACATCATGACGGCGGCGCGCAAGATCGATGAACTGGTCGGACTGACCACGAGCGGATCTTGGGAAGATGAAGAAGTCGTTCAAGGCGTCAAGGAACTGACAGGCACAAGCGTTCCTTATGGCGACTATACAAATGTTCCCTTTGCCTCTTGGCAAACAAACTATGAACGCTTCACGGTGGTTCGCTTTGAAGAAGGCTTGCGCGTCGGCGCACTGGAAGAAGCCCGTGCATCTCGCATGCGGGTGGACTCCGGCGCAGAAAAGCGGAACTCTGCGGGCTTGGCCCTTGAAATCCAGCGCAATAAAGTTGGCTTCAACGGCTACAATGATGGCGCAGGGCGCACCTATGGATTTCTGAATGCCCCCGGCTTGCCCGCATATGTGGCAAACCCCGGCCCAGCTTGGACTTCCGCGACGTTCCTTGAAATTGTTGCCGATATTGTCGCCGCGATTGTCAATATTCGCTCCACATCGAAAGACACGATTGATCCGAATAAAACGCCAATGACTCTGGCGATTTCTTCCAATCGGGTTGATTATCTTTCAACCATGAACGTGCAAGGAACGCAATCGGTTCGCCAGTGGCTGGCCGGAACGTATCCGAATATTCGCGTTGAATCCGCTCCTGAATTGGACGAGGCAAACGGCGGCGCGAACGTGTTCTATCTGTATGCTGAGAGAGTAAACGACAATTCGACGGATGATGGCCGGGTGTTTAGCCAAGTCGTCCCCGCGAAATTCCAAGTAATCGGCGTGGCAAAAGAAGCCAAAGCATATGTCGAGGACTATATAAACGCAACGGCGGGAACATTCTGCAAACGTCCCTATGCCGTTGTGCGCTACACAGGTATTTAATAGGTTCCTTTCCTTGTTTGGGTGTTGAAGGGAAAAGGGGAGGCTTCGGCTTTCCCTTTTTTCTTGTCCGCGCCCCGGCTTCCATGTAGATTTGAATGACAACAACTTTTCAGGAGCCTTCAATGAAATCTTTTTACGTTTATTCAACCTTGGCGCAGGACACCTCTTATCCGATCTGGACGGAAGGCGGCGATGTCAAAAGAGTTTTGAAGCACATCATCATCAAAGGCGGAACGGGAGTTGCGGACAAAAGGCTTTTCACACCGCTCGGCGTTGTAACCAAAGTCTCGGAAGAAGATGCGCGGCACCTTGCGGGCCATCGCGTTTTCAAAATCCACCAGAAAAACGGCTTTGTGCAAATCCGCGATGAAGACATTGCGCCGCTTAAAGCCGTGACGGAAGGCATGCAGACAAAAGATGAATCCGCGCAGCTTACGCCGGAAGATTTTGCAACGCCGCCGAAAACATCAATGATCGATGAGGAATAATGGCAAACATCACGCTCAATTTAAACGAATTCAGGGCGGAATTTCCTGCCTTTCCTGAGTGTGAAAAATACACCAATCAAGATATAGAAATATATTTTGCGTCCGCCTGTTGCTATATAAGCCCTGAAAACTATGGATGGATGCAGGGCGAATGCCGCAGAAAAGCTTTGTACCTTATGACGGCGCACCTTGCCGCGCTGAATGCCCTTATCCTTAGCGGCAAAGTCCCGCAGATCGTCCAGTCGTCAACCGTTGATCGCGTATCCGTTACCCTTGTTCCGCCTCCTGTAAGCGATAAAAGCCAGTGGCAATGGTGGCTCTCCCTTACCCCATATGGCGGGCAGCTTTTGGCAATGCTTCAAGCGCAATCAGTCGGCGGCTTTTATGTCGGCGGCTTGCCGGAATCCGCAGCCTTTCGTCGCGTCGGCGGGATTGTGCGGTTGATCATGGCGCGGGTTATCCGAAAACCCGGCCCCGGAAAAGAAAAGCTGCAAGTTCTT